GGCTTACGCCGAGCGCGAAGGCATTCCTTACCGAGTCGAAGAGCCAAAAGAGCTCAAGCGCCGGACGATCTCCTATTCCGACAATTTCAAGTTCAATCGCGTCGGTCCCTGGACCCATTGATGCGCCCGCGGGCAAAGCCCGCCTATGGCCCCGTAGCTCAGCTGGATAGAGCAACTGCCTTCTAAGCAGTAGGTCGCAGGTTCGAGCCCTGCCGGGGTCGCCAATGAAATCAAACACTTAGTGGGTTTTATGCCCGGTCATTCCGACAAGCCGGCAGCGGCTCATTCCGACAAATCGGCCCGTTTCGTTCTCACCTGCCGCCGCTTTTTAGTACCTGCGACGATCTGCCTTTGCGTGCTTTTCACGTAGCGGGGGAGGGTTCGCGAGCTCTTGTGCCGGCTGATAGCGCGGATCTGCGCGTCGGTGAGATCAGCATCGCCAAGTTCGGTCATCCCGCCATGGCGGAACGATGTGAATGACAGTTCGTCTCTGAGTGCAGCCAGGCGGATCAGATCCTTGGTACGGTGGCGCATATAGGTAAGGTCGCCCGATCTGGTGACCCATGGCACCGGCACGCCTTCCGTCTCGTCCTTCCAATCGCGAACGATCATCAGGCCGCCAATACGTTCACGCTTGATGGTGTCGAGGCGTTCCATCAGCTCAGGGAACAGCGGCGCCCCGTCGTCGTCGAAGAGCGGAATCCAAACCTCTTCGCCCGTTTTGGGGTGAACGATGAATACCTCTTTGGGGTGCTCTTTCGGGCGATAGTGCTCAACCTTGAAGGCCCCGAAGATGTGTTCTTCGCGCTGAAGCCACTCCCAAGCCACCATGGCTGCAGTCCCCAAGGAACTCAGTCCGCTTTGGTCTGCTGCGGCGACGAATGCCATCAGGTCTGCATAGTCTGCGGTCGGCGTCGTCTTTGACTTGTCCTTGAGGCCCATCTTCGCGAATGGGTTGAGCGCTGGAACGAGATCGTCATGCGCGCGATGAACCACGTTCCATGCCCTGCGGCATGATTTCATAGCGTGGTTCGCCATTGCTCGGCGTTCCCGCCTGCGAACGATCGCCGTCCCGTCCTCGCCAAGCGCGGGAGAGCCGTCATCATTCAGCACGGGCTCTTCGACAGTCAGTATCTTTGCGTACAATTTGTCGATCACGGCGGGCTTGATGCTGGTCAGGACCAAAGTGCCGAACCGGCGGCCGTCCTTCAGCACGTAATCTGCGACCAGGCTCATACCGAGATCGTGCAGCTTCTGCTGTCGCTTGCTGACCTCTTTGTACTTGGCCGTGCTTTTATAGGTAGCAGCGAGCCAGTCGAATGTCCCAGGCGGCGCTCTTTCCGGCACAAGATCCGCACGTCCGCCCGAACGCCACGAGTCGAACTGTTTCAGAAGCACCTCTTCGGCCCGGGTGCATGCGGACGTATAGTCAGTGCCGAGCGCTTCGCTCGCGACCGGGCAGCCTGCTTTTCTGGCCCAAGTTGGCGGATCGAAGAAATATCCCCATGCTCGCTGGCTCGTCAGCCACTTGCGGCGCACGTATCGAGGCAGCTTCAGACGAGGCTCGCGCGGCTTCATATCAGGGCCGATACATCTTCGTCGCTACGGTCACGCTCTAGGATCTGGTGCCGTCTGGCAAGGAATCTTTCGCAGGCCTCACGAGCCCATACCGGCTCCTTTGCCCGCCCCTTGCCCCTGATCGAGGTCGGAGGCGGGGCTTCGCCTTGTTGAACTTGCCGGGCCAGTTCAAGCGTGTCCCGACAGTCGAAATATGCTGCGGCCATGTCGGCCCGCATGACTGCCGGCCATGCGCCAAACGGCGGGAACCGAGCGGGCTGAGCACGCGAGCCCATATTCACCTCCCACACCATACTCTCAAACGCGCGGCCTTTGCCTCTGCTCCATCTTTCCAGGGCAGGGCTAGACCTTCGCGAATAAGAACGGTTCCGACATCCCGTCCGCCGGGTAGAACAAGCCTTGCCAGCGTGCGCCGGTAGCGGTCATGTCCGTCGCGGACGATCTCAACCCGGGAGACGCGGACGAGCTGCGCCAAGCGTTCTTTCGCCTTCAGTCCAGCAATAAGCTCGGCTTCACATCTCGAGCGGAAGCTTTCGGGTGCATCGATATTCAGGATGCGGACTGTCTCAGATCCGAACTTCACCGTATCGCCATCGACGATGACGGCTGAACGGCCATCAACCGTCTCGGCAGCGGCCGGCACTGTTAGCGCCGTGAGCAATGCGAGTGCGCGGAACAACCCCATCGCTACCCCTCCCTTGTCTGTGGGCGGGTGGGGAGAGGACGCCAGTGCGTCGGGCCAAACCCGTCATCTTCGCACCAAGTGAAGTTGCCCCCTGGGCACTCCCAAATGCCGTAATCCTTCGACACGAGCGGATTGAACCCCGCCACGTTCCAGCGCATGACGCCCCAAAACGTCTCCTGATCCGTCACCTCGATTTCGGTCCCATCGCGCGGGGCGGTTTCAATCGGACGCCAATCGTCACCCATGCTCGCTCTCCTTTGCGATGAGGGCGGGAAGGTGCGGTTCGTGGGGTCCGAACCCTTCCTCTGTTTCCATCAATCGTTCGATAGCGGCATCTATCGCGGCGAGGCTTTCTGACGTCGGGAGTGTGAGGTTACCGGCATCGTCCTCTTCCATGCCGGCAGGGCACTCATAATCGCCCGTGACGTCCTGCTTTTGCTGGCAACGGCCATTTGCTTCCTCGACCGTCCGCGCCCCGCACACAGGGCAAGTCGCTGGAGCCATGACGACGGGCGGTATTCGATCCGGACCCATCGCCTCGCACACCCTCTGCTGCAACTCTTTCAGGTCAGGCATGGGAGGGCTCCACGGACGTAATGCTTTTGCCAGGGACGATTTTGAATTCCTCGGGCTTGCCGCCGTCCCCGCGGTAGAGCGATCGCAGGTAGTTCACGAGGTACTCCCTGGCGGCTCCCTCAGTCGGATGGACGGTCGGGGACCACACATCGCCATCAGGGTTCAGAATCACCCAGCCGCGCATTTCAAAGGGCTTCGGCGCGTCACCGAATGTCGTCAGTCTCTTCTCGCCCATGATCGGCCTCCGATGAGGTGGCGCGGGAGCGGAGACCGCGGTTTTCGATTTCGAGCTGGAGCATCGTCCGAGCCATCTCGTTATTCGCGCTTTGCAGGTCGTCCCGCTCTTTCGTCAGCCGGGCAACTTCGGCTTCGGCTTTCTCGGCGCGGGCTCTCCAGTGAGCGCCCTCTATGCAGAGCGCGGCCATGTCCTTGAGCGACGTAGCGCACTCGGTAAGCATCAAGGCTTCGTTTACCTCCGTCTCCAGTTCCGCGATGCGTGCGTCTTGCTTCGCTAACTCAGCGGCAATGTCGGCTTGCAGCCCTTCATAGGTCTGCTTGTTCAAACCCGTGTAGCGGGCCGTCCCGCCGCATGGACTTGGGTAGCCTTCATTGAAAAACCGCTCCGCAATCGCCTTCGCCCGCACCCTTGCATCAGGGCTGGGGGTGCGGGGGCGTGCCAGTTCAACCTCAATTTTCCCTGCCATGTTCGCCGCCCATCCGGCGGCATAGCTCGCACGCAGCCCGACTGATTGGGTGTATCTCCAGCGGCGGGCTTGCTCCTTCATCTCCGTTACAATGTCGCGCAACCGCGCCACCACATCAGGGCTGTCTGTCGTCATGGGTCACCTGAAAAGGGTTAGTATCAAGAGGACGATGCCGAGGAAGCCGAGCAGGGTTTCAGGACTTGGCATGGCCCGCCTCTTCTTTCAGGGCGGCGTCATAAGCCGCTCTACCGGCATCGGTGATTTCATATCCCGCAATGTAGAGGCCGCCCGTTGGCCAGCGTTTGTGATGGAATTGGGCAAGGCCTTTTCTCATTAGGCGAGTGCCCATTGCGCCCCCGATCCGGCCTAGTCCTTGCGGCTTCATCGGGTAACCGCTGCGTTGCAGCCCGCCGGTGATAGCTTCACCTAGGCCAGCGGGTGTTTTCCAGGATCTCGCGAGCGCCGCGAGTGCAGTCATCTGCGCCTTCGTCAGCTTCACAGGCTTACCCATGGCTCGCCTCCGGGGATGTCTTGGAGAGGCGAGACACTTCGGCCTCGATCTCGTCGGTGCTCCAGCCATGGAATGCTGCCAGCGTCCAGAGCGCCGCGATCCGTCGCGCTGCTTGTTCGCGTTCGCCTTGGGTCAGTCCATAGGAATAGGTGGTGGTCGCTAGCCCGATGTTTCCTTGGGGCATCCCGAGGCGGACGCTTCGCCACTGATCCCAATAGGCGCGCTTGAGGGTGATCGGCTCGTTGTCGCCTTTGCGAGCGCCGATGATGCGCTCGACCTCTTTTTCAGCTTCCGACATCATGGCTGGATCGCCTCCGGGGATGGAGGGGCGGGCAGGACGATGAAATGAGTGGGTGCAAAATAGGGTGGGATTGGACGGTTTTCCTCATTTACCAGGCACAATCCATCGCCAAGATCTTGGTATGAGCAATCTTTGAACCGCATGCGGACGTGATGCTGATCGACTGTCACCTCGGCGAGTAGATCGAACTTGGTCCCATCCCTCGGAGCCTCGTTGATCGGCCGCCACTGGTTCGGGGTCGCGATTGGGAACGCCTTAATGAGCTGGTCGCGTATGGCGATTAGCTCTTCCTGGCAGATGTTTATTGTGCGGGTTTTATACCGCCCGCGTTCGTCTGCCTCCCAGTCGAGGTCCTCGTCCTGGAAGGCGAAATAGCCCGAGCCATCTTTGTCGCCGTAACCTTGGACGTAGATGCCGAGAGTGCCGCCCTCAAACCCAAACTGATGGCTATGTTTCAGGCCCAGTGATCGCGAATGGTCGGGGAACGCAGGTCGCAAAGGGGGGCGTTCGACTTGCTCGTCCTCTCGCTTCTCGGCGTTGCCAGCCGGGGCTACGACGGGGGTGTTAGTTGTCATGATGGGCCTCCGCTTGGGCGATGGCATCGCGAGCGGCTTTCCATGCGGCCGCACGGCCCTCGTCGGTGAAGGCCACGTCGGGATCGGTTTTGTTGTCGCGATCCTCCATCTCAACCAGGGTACGGAGCGCGGCCAGCATCTTGGCGTTGAGCGATGCGAGATACCCCAGCCCGAAAACGACAGTGATTTGGCTCGCCATCTCACCGCCCCTTCTGTGCCGCTTCGTGGGCGGAGATGGCGCGACGAGCTTTTTGCATTTGCTGAGGGAAGATGGCCTGCTCTGGATCGGCGGCTTCACATGCCGCGAGGAGATCCGTCAGCGCCTCACACATCTTCTTGCTCACATCCTCCGGTGGGAGGGGTTGAGCGGCGATGAGAGAGCGGATGAAGTTGACGGACGCGACGATGAACGCTGCATCGTCGTCCGCATCTGCAAGCGGCGTTGCGGGGTCGTTTTCGTTGTGCTCGTCGCGCGCACTGTCCCAGGCTTCGGTGTCGGCGACCGTTGCTCCAACATGCGGATCTGGTGATCCAGCTAGAATGACACTCCCCGACTGAAACCACGGCGAGCCACTCTGATACCAAGTTCCCTTAGTCGCCTTCGCGCTCAGCTCCCTTAGCTCCTCCGGTATCGCCGGGAGTGCTGTGGCGGTGAGGGCGGCTTGGAGATCGGCATAAGCGGCGCGCAGCTTCTCAAGCTCAGTCGGCTTGCTATGCCACTCGTCGCTCAGCCAATCGCACGACGGCACATCCTTGTTGATCTCTTCGAGGTGGTAGATAGCCTGGGCAAACGCCTTAAGCCCCGCCTCTAATCTCTCTGCTGTGGTCATGGGCGCGGTCATGTCAGTGAGCCTCCGCCTCTTCGCGAGTGATGTAGAAGTGAATGCCGGACGAGCACTCATCCTGCCAATTGTCATCCCAGGCATCGGGCTCGACGCGCTGACCCGCGACATACGTGGTCTTGCTGTCGTGAAGGCTGACGCCCTTCTCGGCACCGATCACCTCAACCACATCGACAAACGATGCGCGGCACTTGCGCCCGAAAGCGTGTGAACGCTTGGCGTCGGCTGGAATGCGAAGTTTGACGATCACTCCGTCTCGGCACTTTTTCCAGCCGATCAGGTCTCCTTCCGGCAGGATGCGCGTTCTGGCGATGGCAAGCTCAGCGCCCTTGGCACCCGCGAGGTTGGCATCCGCGAGGTTGGCACCCGCGAGGTTGGCATCCGCGAGGTTGGCACCCGCGAGGTTGGCATCCGCGAGGTAGGCACCCGCGAGGTTGGCACCCGCGAGGTAGGCACCCGCGAGGTTGGCACCCGCGAGGTTGGCATCCGCGAGGTTGGCACCCGCGAGGTTGGCATCCGCGAGGTTGGCATCCGCGAGGTTGGCATCCGCGAGGTAGGCACCCGCGAGGTTGGCACCCGCGAGGTAGGCACCCGCGAGGTTGGCACCCGCGAGGTTGGCACGCGCCCCAGTCGCCCACTGGACAGCCAGTCCGACCTTGACGGAGCGCGGAGCGCCTTCGTCACATTCGATCTCGGCAGTGAACTGAACCTTGCCGGAAAAGCGGTTGAAAATGTCGAATTTGATGAGAGGCATCGCCCGTTACTCCGCAGCCATGAGGAAGGGGCGAGCGGCAACAGGCGTATGAGAGACGGTCGTAATCATGCTGCCTCCAAGGCGTCGATGTTGTGCGGGTGGACGGAAAAGCTCAGGGCGGCGAACACGCGCACCATCGGCCCGGAGAAGATCAGAGGACGGTCGGTCATCACTCGACCTCCGACACGCGCACGTCGTCCGGCGCTTCCAGCGTCAGCTTCGTGCTGTAGCCGTTTGATGCGAGTTCCCAACGCATCGGCCAATCGGGCAGCGGAACGTCCTCTTCCAGCGGGCAAATGCCGATGGTCCAGCAGCCCGGAAGCCCATCCGGGCGCTTAGGAGGGTTGTACAAGGCGGCCACGAACAACCCGGCGTGATCGTTGGCGACCTTCACTGCCGCGATGCGCTCAAAGCAGCCGATCTCATCCGGCTCGCCCGCTCGTGTTCCTTCAATCTCAAACAGATCGTCGGACGCGCCATAAAACTGGAGTGTTCTGCTCATTTCTCTCGCCTTACGGGTAGGCCGGTGGCTCTCCAGACACGGGTTCCATCCAGCTTGATCTTGATGGGGCTGTCTTTGCTGCCGGGGAGCTTGCGGCGGCTCTCCGGCTTGATGCCGAGGTGATGCATCTTCTGACGCTTGGCCTTGTTGATCCGGGCCATGTCGTCTTTGGTTTTCAGCTTGGCGCAGTGCTCATGAACCGGAGCGCGGTTGTCCCAATCGTTCGAGCCGGCCAAGCCAAGGGCACGCATGTGCTCGTCGATCCACTTCTCTCCGACCTGGATGCGCTGTTCGCAGAGCGGGCAGATGCCCTTGAAGGCTTCGAACAACGCAAGCCGCTGGCGAGGGGTGAGGACTTTGCGGGGCGTGGTGCCGAGGTCTTCGGTCATAGCCAGCGCTCCACTTCCTTGACGGCAAGGACGAAGAGACCACCAGCAACGAGCCCACCAAGCGGGCCGTTGATGCCGAACTCGAAGTAGAGGCCGGTGAGCACCCCGCTGACCGCCGCTGTGCAGGATAGCCCGCAAACCACGATCATGGTGGCTTCCCGCTCCTTCAAAGCCTTGGTGTGTTCGGCCTTGAGAGCGCGCCACCGAGCAAGATCGCGGGCGTATTGCTCACGGTCCTTGTTTGTAGCCCATGGCGAGAGCGGGCAGGGCGGTAAGGGTGGGGGCAGGAACATCATAGTCTTGCCCCCGCTCGGTGATTGGCGTCCTCAGCCACCCATTCGCTGAACCGCATCTTGAGGTAATCGCGCTCGACACGCGCACGGTTGGCTGCCTTGCGTGCCCGCACCATCCCTTCAATCCAGCGCCTCCACTCGGGAGATGCCTTCACCAAGGTTTCAGCTTTCGTGACGGAGAGCTTCGGATCGTCTTTGATCAGGTCCGCGACCCTCTCGGAGAGAACGGCGCTCTTCGTCTCTTCGAGCATTTGGGCGGCGGCTTCGGCATCGACATGATCGAGCGCTGCGCGGTGCCATTGTTCGGAAATCGGGATATTGGCGCGCGTGTTCATGCCCCGCGCTCCTTGATGAACTTGAGCGCAGCCCACACTTCGCGCTTGTCCTCTTGGGGAAGGGTGCTCAAAACCGCGCGGTTGTCGGCAATGAAGCGGTCCACCTCGTGAGGATCACGGCAGAACGTGCGGATGATGGTGATGAGGCGAGAGGCGAGGTCGGTCATTCCGCCGCCTCCAATTGTGCGCGCCTCTCTTCAGCAACCCGGAAGCCCCGCGCCATTTCCTTCCAGACTTCACGCAGGCGCGCGGTCCATTCTTCCGGCAAGGACTCCACGTCGGCTTGGTATTCGGTGCTGAACTGACGCAGCTCGCGTTCGCTGGCGCAGTCAGACAGGACCTTGCGGCACCACAGTTCGCGGGCCTGTTCGCGCCATGTCTGTGGGAGCCCGCTAATGCGGGTCAGATTGGCCTTGATCCACAAGAAGGCGGTGGGGGTATCTTCGATGCTGTCAACTTCAGCTTCGATCTTCTGCCAGTCGCCGTCGCGCTTGGCCTGAGCGGATGATTTCGGCTTTTCGGCCTCAACCATCTCCCGGCGCAAATCGCTGACGTACTTGCTATCGTCGTAGCGACCGAGGAAGATATCGCCGGCAAAGCCAATCATACTAAGGGCTTTCACCAGCCCGTCTGTGACCGACTTTTTGGGGGCATCCTCGTCTGTGAACGGCTTTCCGTTGGCCCGCTTGCCCGAGAAAACCGTCTGCCCAACGTGCTCTACCGACCCACGCTTGCCGTTCCACTCGTACCAGACCCGGACGCGCGCCATGTGGATGCGCTCATAAAAACCGGGTTCGAGCAACGCGCCGTCTAGCAGCTTCTCTTCGACGATTTCGAAGCCCCAGCCGATGCCGCACGGACCAAACGCCTCGGTCGCCTTCAAGACGATGTAATGAGGTTTCGGAGAGTTGCCCTGGTATGCTTTGCCAGTGATCGGCTTGGTGTGGCTCGGATCGGTCTTTTCGACCTGGTGCCAGAGCGCGAGGTTTTCATTCATCGCTCTACTCCGCTGCCTGAAGCTTGGGGCGGGCTTGGACGGCGAGGGCCTTGTCAATCAGAGCCTCGTACTCGGCACACCATTTCCGTAACTTGCGAAGGGTCTCGATACGGGTCTCGGTCAGGTTGTAAGCGAGGGGATCGCGAGCCAAGCGGCCAAGCGGTTCGTTCGCCTCAGAAAGCGCTTGCTCAGCGCGCCTGACGCATGCGTCAGCGATGAGATCGGCGTTCTCGGGAACGATGCAGAACGGGGTCATGACGCTTTCCTTGTTTGCTTCATCCGGCGCACGTCCTGGCGCAGCGCGGCTGTGATCAGCTCGCGAAGCCGAGCTTTGTCGTCGGATGCGGTCTCGTGTCGTTTGCGCTTGCGGCTGATGCGCTCGCGAAGCTCTTCGATCTGTTCGCGGGTGACGGTGCGCTTCATGGCTCACCAGTCCTCGCGGTTCAGCGGATGCCGGAAGAAAGAGGCAGCGACTGCCAGCACCGAACCGATCAGGACGGCAGCCAGCAGATACCCGCCAAGATCGGCGCTATCGCTCGGGGGCGCGGCTTCCGCCGCGATGGCGTAGGCAATCAGCGCGATGCCGCCGCCGATCATGGAGCATGCCGCAAAGACGGTGCCGAGAGGGGAGTAGCGGGTCATGGCCCTTACTCCGCTGCGATCAGGTAAGGGACTGGCGCTGGCGTCGGCAGCGCTACGGGCGTCGTTTCAAGGAACGCGACAGGCTGGCCATCGACCGTGAAAAAGTCGCCGCCGGCCAACTCTTCGTAACCGACAGTCTCGGCATCAACACCGGCCCAATCGGCAACGCGGTCACGCGCTTCCTCGAACACCGAGTCGGTGTGGGCAGGCCATTCGCTCAGTACGCGATTGGCGACCGTCTTGAGCTTGGTGATTTTGGTGGAGGCTGAGAACCGAGGCATGTGAGCCATCCCGTCAGTGAGGATGGCTTCACGTTATATATCTACATAAAACGTGTCAACATGAATTATGTTAGTTTTTGCAGATGATGCTAGTTGAGCCGTGGCCTCGTGATCCCAATCAGGGTGCCATGGCTCCCTTCACAGCGGCTGCAGGCGAACTCTAGGGTGTTTACGATGCGGCTGCGCAGCAGCTCGTCAGTGCTGCGTGGCGCGGGCTCGGGTATGTCAATGTTTTGGGTGTGGATGTTGTGACAGTCGTGGCACCTGATAAGCAGGCGGAACCTAGGAGCAATCGTCACATCCTGGCAGTCCATCATAGCCCTCTTAGCAATGGGAATGTTCTCATTCTGTTCGCGGTAGAACGGAATGTCGACAGAGGGTCGATGACGCGAGTTAATTGCGGGGATAAGTAGCCGCTTGCATTTTATCGATTGCGCCTGCGGCCAAGTCAGGCCGGCAGTCTGGTGTGCCGCCGAACAGGGTTGCTCACTGACACGACAAGGCCGAGGATTCGGACCTCTTCGCCTTCAACTTCGGCATCGTGCGGCACCACGATGGGGCGATGACGTTTGTTGGTTGACCGAGGGTGGTACTCGGTGCGGTCGTCGTGGAGCTCGACCTCCTTGATTGTCCACTCGCGGGTAAAGCCTCCGTCGCGCGTTCGCTCCACGGCCACCAGCAGCCCATCCATTACCGGCAGTCCCGTATCCTCAAAGTCGACGCAGATCACTTTTGCGCCGTCAAGGATAGGCGGGTCCGCTGCGTTCATCGAGTCGCCCTCGACCTCCAGAGCAAACATGCGGGCATTCGGGAATTCGCGGTCCCGCTCAGCAAGGATGAGTTCAGGTTCTAAGTCGTCGTACTCGATCACTTCGCGAAACACGCCAGCCGCCGCCTTGCCCACAACTGGAACCTCGCGCAAGTTTCTTTTAATTAGCTTTGCGCCGGAAATTGTTCCCATCGGCGGCGCTCCGCTATCGCCGCCTGTCATGAGCCAGCCCGCCGAAACCTTGAAAGCCTTGCCGTATTTAGCCGCGGTCGCGGGGTCGAACTCGTTCTGTCCGTTTTCATGCGCCGCATAGGTCGAGGGCGTCCAGCCATGCTTGAGGGCTGCCGCCCTCGCTGACTTGAACCCTGCCTTTATCCGCGCGCTACGCAGCCGATCGCCCATTGTTTCCATGGGGCGACCATCACATTTTATGTTGACAGAAATCATGTTGACTTGATCAACACGATTTGTGTACATTTGAGCCCCATGCAGACGATATCCGACATTTTCGATGCCTTTGGTGGGCCGACTGCGGTTGCCCGGGCTCTGAACATCAACCCGTCCACTGCTTCTGAGATGAAGCGCAGGCGGTCGATCCCGTCCGAGTACTGGCTGCAGTTGGTCAGCGAGGCGAAGAGGCGCGGCGTCGACGGCGTGACCAGTGATGCCTTGGCGCTCATTCATGCCAGGGAGCGCGGGAGACTTCCCGCTCCTTCGACCAAAAAGACAGTCTCTGCCGGGAATCTCGCATGAGCGACACCCTCGACAACGTCGCTGGCGAACAGCTCCTCTCCTTCATCGAGCGCGCCGAGCGCCTGCATGAAGAGAAGAAGGGTATCGAGAACGACCTGAAGGAGCTCTACGCCGAAGCCAAAGGCAACGGCTTCGATACGAAGGCCATGAAGAAGATCCTCGCCCGGCGCCGCAAGGACTATGCGGAGCTGCAGGAAGAAGAGGCCATCGAAGAACTCTATCTCGATGCAATTGAGCGTGCGGAGCGCAATCGCTCCTCGCGTGCGCGTACACAGGCGCGCGACGCGCGTGAGGCCGAAACACCCAAGCACGACCCCGAAACCGGGGAGATCAAGGAACAGGACACCCATTCTGAGGCGAGCAGAACTGAAATCGGCCGTGAACGTGACGGCCCGGTGGAGGGGGGCACCGATCATCTCGCCGCCCGCCCAAATATTCCGCTCGAGAGCGCTAACGGGGCTGCACAACCGGACGATGGCGAGCATAAAGCCCGTCGCCGGGTCGAAGCGATGCCGGACATTCCCGACTTCCTCCGGCGCGATGGCTCCAGCGTCGAAATGCGCGTTGGCGAGGTCGCCATATGACGCTGCACCAATCATCACAGAGCTTCAGCGAGCGGTTCGCTGAAGGCCGGGCGATCCTCTGGGCCCGGCATCGTCAGAGCAGTTGGGTTGGGCGGCGCGCAAGCCTCGTCCCGCAGAATTGTTCGACGCCCCGAACCGCATACTTGGGGCGGAGCCTTCACACGCTCCGCCCATTTTCTTCCGTCCTCGCGCCGCGCCGAAATGTAGCCGTCCCAGCTCGTATCCGCGCGGCTGATCAGATCCATCCCGTCCACCGTCATACAACGCCTAGCTCTGTCCATTGGACTCAACGGACCACGGACGGCTTTGCGCGTGCGGCAAATTCCTTTTGCGAGCGGCGCAAATGAACCCGGCTGCGCTCATCGAAGATGCCCGGCACTGGGCGAATGCTCTCATCCATCGCGAGAGCCGCGGGCCGGGCGATACCAGCAACGCCATCAAGCGCACCGCGCGTCGGCATGGCCTGCAGTTCAGCGAGCTATGGGCGCTCCGCTACCGGCCGCCCAAGCGCATCTTCGCCGATGTCTATTTCCGCCTGCGCGCGGCCTACGAGGCCGAATGCCAGCGCCAACTCAGGTTGCTTGAACATGAGCTCGAACGGACCAAGGCCGTCGCGGGGCCTGATAACCGCGCTGTGGTTGCGGCTGAGGCTTTGCTGGGCGCGCGTGCTGCGCGGGCGGAATCCGCTGTGGCGGAGTAAGGGGAGGGCGGCGCAATGAACCTGATCCTTGGAGAGGCGCAACCGGGGGGGCTTCTGACCCCATATTTGACCCGGCCGCAGGGCGAGGCGTTGGCGTCTCAGCAAGCCGCCACCGTTCCCGGCATGGCCTTTTGGGCAATGACCGGCCCCGAGGGCGAAACGTGCCGGACCTGCAAGTTCTGGGGAGTGTCGAGCCGTTTCCGGCGCAATCCGGAAGGGTACTTGCTCCCGCGCCGCTGCATGATGTTCACGCGCCTCTCTCACGGCGCAATCGGTGCTGGCATCCCGGATGCTCAGGCAGCCTGCAAATACTTCAAGGCGCGGGAGAAAGCGCCGGAACAGCGCAAGCCGAAGGGCGAGGGCGCTGAATGATCACCTTTGCGCGCCAGTCCGAAGCCCTGAAAATCTCCGAGGAACAGGCCCTTGAAGGCTTTTTCTACTTCACGCGGACGCGGGGAGAAAAAGCCGAGAAGTACCCGGACTACGTGAAGGCGCGCAGGGAGGCCTCGAGAACGCTCGACCGGCTCGCGAAATTGGCTGACCTCATCGGCAGCGATGAACAGTTGAGCGGCTGGCTCGATCAGCAGATCGAGCGGCTGGAGCAGCGGCGCTTATCCGGGGAGGCGGCATGACCCTCCGCTTCCCAAGCCGCGTCACCTATTTCGAGAACGTGAAGGAGCGAGGCCCTGAGCCTGCACAGGTGCTTGCTCATGCGATCCCGCTATGGCGAGCCGGTCTCGACACCGACGCCATCACCCGTCGTCTCAACGACGAGTACGGCTGGCTGCTGCATCCGGCCCTGGTTGCAAATGAGATCGCGCGTTGGCGTGATGGTCGAGCGAGGGCCGCATGAATGGCGCCCGCGCTTACTATAACGAAATCGACCCGTTCGCCGCGGCGTGGCTTCGCAGCCTCGCTGCAACTGGACTTATTCTCCCTGGAGACGTGGACGAGCGCGACATCCGAGACGTCCATCCCGACGATCTCCGCGGCTACACCCAGTGTCATTTCTTTGCCGGTATCGGCGTCTGGAGCTACGCGCTCCGTCTCGCCGGATGGCCTGACGACCGTCCCGTCTGGACGGGATCATGCCCCTGCCAACCTTTCAGCGCGGCAGGCCGAGGCGGCGGGTTTGCTGACGAGCGGCACCTATGGCCGCACTGGCACCATCTCATCCGCGAGTGCCGCCCTCCAACAATCTTTGGCGAGCAGGTTGCAAGCAAGGACGGCCTCGCTTGGCTCGACCTTGTTCAAGCTGACCTGGAAGGAGAGGACTACGCCTGCGGGGCGGTCGATCTCTGCGCTGCGGGCGTCGGCGCGCCGCATATCAGACAGCGACTGTGGTTCGTGGCCAACGCCAACGAAGTCGAACGGGGACGGGGGACAGATCGCCAAGGATTGCTCGCCAACGGGCAAACGATCGGACGGCAGCAAGGCCACGGTGAGTCTGAACCAGATCGCTCAGCTTTCCTCTTGGGCAACGCCGAACACGGTAGACGCGAAAGGCGGCACGCGGAACGGCCCTGGCCAAGTGCAACTTTGTCATCAGGCGAAGCTAGCAGGTTGGGGCACGCCGAACGCTTCAGCCCCCGGCGGAACGCCGGAGCAGGCGCTAGCGCGCAAGGCGGGCCTGTCGTGCGGCCAGAGTGTGACGACGCTGGACCATCAGGTGCAGTTGGCGGGTTGGCCTACGCCGATGGCTGGGACGCCAGCGCAGAAGGGCTACAACGCGGCGGGCAACACGGACAGTTCGCGCACGACGCAGGCGCTTGTGACGGCGCTGGAAGGCCCGGCCCGACTAACGGCTTCTGGCGAGATGCTGACTGGCTCTTCTGCCGGGACGGAAAGTGGCGGCCAGTTGAGCCCGGCACATTCCCGTTGGCTCATGGGGCTCCCGCCCGCGTGGGACGCCTGCGCGGTTACGGCAATGCAATCAATGCCGAAGCGGCGGCGCAGATGATCGCGGCGGCTATGGAGTGTCTGACGTGAGTTCGCCGGGCGAAGCCATCAAACGCATGATCGAACTCGGCGCCACGCCTGAGATGGTCGCGGCTGCGGTCGATGCTATCGTTTCCGCAACAGCCAACGCAGGGCCTTCCGGTTCTGCCCGCACCGCCCGTCAGGAGCGGAACGCTCGTTATTACCAGCACCGCAAAGAGCGTCTCAAAGCGTCTGAAACGTCTGAATTAAGACGGTTTCAGACGGTTTCAGACGGTGTGTCGGTCCCTCCTCCCGAGGAAATGTCCCCCACACCCCCTAAAACTCAACCCTCTACCCAAGACTCCTCTTCGCCTCCTCCGGAGGCTCAGGCCCCCTCATCGGCGAGAACCTCTCGGGGCCATCGCTTGCCTCAGGACTGGCAGGCCAGCGAAGCCGATCGAGACTTCGCCCGTCAGCAGGGCTGGACCGATACTGAGATTGACCAAGCCGAGGCGGAATTCCGGGACTACTGGCATTCCGTGCCCGGCAAGCAGGGGACCAAGCTCGACTGGTCCGCGACGTGGCGCAACCGGATCCGCCAGATGGGGCCCCGCCGGACGCGAACGAATGGCCGCGATCCGCCGCGCAATCCCTGGATTGCCGAAGCCGAGAAGCATCACCGCAACCTGGAGGCCAAGCGCCATGAACGCCCTCACTAAATCACAGCGCGGAGTTCCGCCCCAGCCGGCGTCCCGGGAACTGGTTGACCTCATCGCCCGGTTCTCCAGCGCTATTGAGGAAATCCCGGGTCAGTGGCGGCACCGCGCCATTCTGGACACCTACGCCCCGAAGGGAGCCGAACGTCAGGTTCTCGAAGCAAGACGGGAGGCCCTGAACGCGGCGCTGACCCCGGCGGACCCCGATTTCATCGGGCGCAGCATCAGCGCCCTGAAATCCGCCTTCCCGTATCGCAACGAGGACAGCTCCGATGTCGAGAAGGTCAAGCGCCTCTACATCGCGGCCCTGCAAAGCTTTCCGGAATGGGCGATCTCAGAGGCATGCCGTCGCTTTCTGGAGGGCAGGGTAGGGAACCGGACCTTCGCTCCGACGCCTCCGGAGCTTGCCGCGGAGTGCCGCAGCATCTTGGTGGCCGTCCACGAGGAGGCAGGCAAGATCGATCGTATCCTTGAGGCGCAGGTTTACCGGCTGCCTTCCCCGGAACAGCAGAGGCGCATCGAGGAAGGTTTCGCGAAGCTCCGCGATGAACTCTTGAGCCAAGCCAATCCGGAGAAGCGGCGCGACGATGCTCCGGTGAAGCAGCTCGCGGAGACAAGCCAGCGCCTTGTCGAGCGAGAGCTTGCCGCCGCCGGAATCGGTGACGGGCTGAACATGAGCTTAGCCCTCCGAAACAAGATGGCTGGGATCAGGGCAGACCTGGAGGCGAAGCAAAAGCTTGCGGCGACACCGTCCCGCTAGACGTGGTATGTTCTTGATACGTTCTCATCTGGTCCGAACACGCGAATAAGGCGGGCGGGCCGCAACCTAAGGAGCCTCGACACATGGGGGCAGATTGCATCGCTCATCGGAGCAGACCGCGCACTGCGGGCCGATACAGCCAAGTTTCCCTGGCCCGTCCGCCCGGGGATCATCTCCCGAAAGAGGGGAGGCAAGGCGCGCATATCACCGTTGTGCACGGTGCCGTGGACGATCCGAACTCCACGCTTCGCGGCAGGCGGCAGCGCGTCGCCATCAACGCCCAAACCGATCCGCTCGAATACGAGTATTCAAGGGGGCGCATGAGCGAAGCCGCCTATCGCGCCGGCCGGATCTACCAACGCATCCTGGAACGATCAGGTCAGATGCCCACGGGCTCGCAATGGCGCCAAGGGGATCGCGTCGATGCCGCTACGGCGCATGAGCTGGCGATCATCCGGGCGATCGAGACAGCCACCGCCGCCGTGAGGATGTTGGACGATCTTCGCCCGATCATCGGCATGATGGGAGAGCGCATCCTGTATATGGCCTTAATCGAGAGAAAGCCGCTTTCCGACATCAGCCAGCGCATGACGCAATCGAACGATCGGCACGCCACCCGGTGGGCGGGCTGGATGTTCCGGCAGGCGCTAGAAGCCATTGCGGATCACTGGGCGAAAACCCTCGCGCCCTCTTGACTGTACACCTCGATTGAATCACTTTGGACATGATCTAACGATTGCGCCCCGAGCCGAAAGCTGCGGGGCGCATGTGTTTAGTAACGCTTAATCGCTGATCCGTACCAGTCGCGCTTGGAACGTGACGCCCGGCGCTTCTGCTGCCTTGCCGGTCATCACTCCGGTGTCGCCATCGGTTACGCCTTCCAAAGAGATCGTTACCCGATCCACGCCGAATACCGACCTGATGCTTGGATCAGAGGCGTGCCGGTTCGTAGAGACTGAGGCGGTGAAGCGATTGCCTTCCAGTCTGTACGTTCCGATGTAGTAAAGGGCGGAATCGCCGCCCCAGATCTTGCCGCCTAGCATGTGCACCACTCCGGCGCCCATGCCGAGCTTGGTCTGGAACTCAACCTTATACAAGCCGTCACGCATTTTTGGGTCCTCATGATTCCGGCTCATACGAGCCGTTCCCATTTGTGCATGGTTTGTTCCCGTGGTCACCAGCGGTGGCGCTTTTCCACATTTTCCACAACTGGTTGTGAATAAACGAGGAGGCTCATGCCGATCCTCAAGAACCCAAAGCATGAGCGCTTCGCTCAAGAGCTAGCGAAAGGTCAGACGCCCGAAGCTGCCTATGCCGCAGCAGGGTTCAGGCCACATCGCCAGAACGCACATCGTTTGATGACGAATGATGACATTCAGGAGCGTCTTGCGGAGATCCTTCAGCGAGGCGCTGAGCGGGCCGAAATCACGGTCGAGCGTGTCATGCGCGAGCTGGCGAAGATCGGTTTCGCGGACATACGCAAGGCGGTGCGTTGGGGGAGAAGCCCGGGCGATAAAGAGGCGGAGAGCGCCAATCCGAACGGCTTGGGTATCTATCCTGTCGAGTTGGTTCCGAGCGAGCAAATAGACGACGATACCGCCGCCGCAGTCGCTGAGGTCTCGCTTACTCAGACAGGCATCAAGGTCAAACTGCACGACAAGCTCAGCGCTTTGGAAAAGATCGGCAAGCAGCTCGGGATGTTCGTGGATCGCAGCGAGAACGTGAACATTGTCCGCGACATTAGCGATGAACCCCTCTCCGATGACGAGTGGGAGGGCAGGCACGGCACCGCGCACTGAGTATGTCTGGCGTCCGCAGCCGGGACCACAGAAAGCGCTCGTGGATTGTCCGCTGCCTGAAATCTTCTTTGGCGGAGCCCGTGGGGGCGGGAAGACGGATGGCGTCCTCGGGAAATGGGCACTGAAGGAAAAGCGCTACGGGCCGCATTTCAACGCGGTCATGTTCAGGCGCACAACGGTGTCATCCGAGGACGCCATTGACCGCTCCAAGCAGATCTACGGGCCCCTCGGGGGCAAGTTCAACGAGTCCAGGCGGTCATGGCGGATGCCGAATGGCGGGCGCGTTGCCTTCGCGTATCTGGACGGCGTTGACGATGCCCAGGAGTACCAGGGCCGCAACCTGACCGATGCCTGGATCGAGGAGGCTGGCCAGTACCCGTCGCCGGAACCGATCGACCGCTTGTTCGGTGTGTTGCGTTCCGCGGCTGGCGTCCCGGTGCAAATGATCCTGACTGCTAACCCTGGTGGCGCCGGTCAGCACTGGATACGGGACCGCTATCAGCTTCACCCGTTCCCGCGTGGACCAAAGGTGGTGACGCGCATCCTGTCCAATGGCGCCGCGCACAAGATGGCCGTGATACCCTCTCGGATCACGGACAACCGAGCGCTGATGACGGCCGATCCGGGTTATGTGAACCGGCTCCATCTCGTCGGTTCGGCGCAGCTCGTGAAAGCCTGGCTCGAAGGCGACTGGACGGCGGTTGAAGGCGCATTCTTCGATGAGTGGAGCGAGGCCCGCCACGTCCTGCCGCCATTTGCGGTGCCGGAACACTGGCTGCGCTTCCGCTCCGGCGATTGGGGCTCGGCCAAGCCGTTCTCGTTCGGCTGGTGGGCGGTTGTCTCAGATGAATTCAAGGTGCCCGGGTCCAGCCACATCCTGCCGCGTGGGGCCATTGTCCGGTATCGGGAGTGGTACGGCGCATCGAAACCGAATGTCGGCTTGAAGCTGACGGCTGAGGAAGTCGCCAAGGGGATCGTCACGCGAGAGCTTGGAGAGCATATCTCCTACGGCGTGCTCGATCCGGCGTGCTTTGCCGAAGATGGCGGGCCTTCCATTGCCGAGCGGATGGCAGACCATGGCGCGGACTTCCAGCGGGCCGACAATGCCCGCGTCGGACAGCGTGGGGCTCTTGGCGGCTGGGATCTGATGCGGGCACGCCTCAGAGGCGACGGTGACGGCAGGCCGATGCTCTACGTGTTCGAGACCTGCAAGGACTTCATCCGTACGGTACCGGTGCTCCAGCACGACCATGCACGACCGGAAGACCTCGATACCGACGCCGAGGACCACGTTGCGGACGAAACCCGCTACGCCTGCGCCTCACGGCCTTGGATTGCGAATGACGAGTCCAGGCCTGGCATGCTGGAACCTGAAGACATCCGCCGCTGGCGCGATGAGGACGGCGAGTCCTGGCGCATTTGAACACTGACTATCTCCACGGTGCGCGCATGAGCCAAACCATTCTCGACCCGCGCACCGGGCAGACTGTTACATTGCCGAAGCCTGCTCCTGAAAAGCCGAAGTGAACCCGCCATGGACAGCATGAACGCCACAGAAGCGCCCGCTGCCGCAGGGCAGGAGGGCACGCAAGACGCGGAATACCTGGCTCGCCTCAAGAGCATGTTCGAGGAGGCGCGCAACACGACGGAATCGGCCCGCAAAGAGGCTGAAACCGACCTCGACTACTACCATGGCCAGCAATGGACCAAGGCGGAGCTTTCCGAGCTGAAAAAGCGCCGTCAGCCGCCGATCACGTACAACCTGATCCGGGTGAAGATCGAGAGCATTTGCGGCGTCGAGGAGAAGACACAGACGAGCCCGAAGGCTTGGCCTCGGACACCCGCCGATGAAGATGCAGCGGAGGTTGCCACCGACGTTTTGCGCTACGTGACGGACCTGAACCGCTTCGACAAGACCCGCATCGATGTCTTGCGCGACATGCTCGTGAGCGGCACTGGCGGCGCCATTGTCGAGGTGCAGCCCAAGGGGCAGCGGTTCGACATCATCATTCGCAAGATGCGCTGGGAAACCATCGTCTATGATCCGTTTTCCCGCGAAACCGACTTTTCGGACGCCCGTTATCTCGGAACCGCGATCTGGATGAACGACAGCGACGTGATCGCCATGTACGGCGATCGGGCGCGTCCAGCGATCGAGGCATCGCTTGCCGATCCGGGGCTATCTCGGGCAGGGCAGGCGACGGACAGCTACTCAGACCGGCCCAACTTCACATGGGCCGATGAAAAGCGCCGCCGTGTGCTTGTCGTGGAGCTTTATCACCGCGAGGGTAATGCGTGGCAGCACTGCGTTTTCACGGGTGGCGGTGTCATTCTCGCGGGGCCGTCATCCTATCTCGATGCCGACGGTGTTCCGAGCTGCCCGATTGAGCTGGTTTCAGCCTATGTGAACCGGGAGAATGAGCGGTACGGCCTCGTCCGCGACATGCGCTCGCCTCAAGATGAAGTGAACCACCGCCGCTCGAAGCTGCTGCACCTGCTGAACACCCGACAGACGTGGCGCAAGGAGGGCTCCATCGCTGCCAAGGACCCGCAGGCGCTGCGCCGCGAACTGAACAAGCCCGACGGTGACGTGGTGATTGCGAAATCCGCGACGTGGAACGAGGACGTCGGGATCATCGACACCAACACACAAATGCAGGGGCAGGCCGAACTCCTGCAGGACGCCAAAACCTTCCTGGATCGCTTGGGGCCGAATGCCGGGTTGATGGGCCGCGGTACGGAAGATCAGTCCGGCCGGGCTATTCTGGCGCAGCAACAGGCCGGTCTAGCCGAGTTGGCTACGATCTTCGGGGCGCACAATGACTGGGTGCTGCGGATTTACCGCCAGATCTGGGCGCGGGCTCGCCAGTTCTGGAACGAACCCATGTTCATCCGCGTCACGGATGACATCGGCTCCCCGAAGTTCGTCCAGGTCAATGAGATCGTCGGTTACGAGACGGTGATGGACCAGAATGGTCTGCCCGCGATGCAGCTCGTCCAAGATCCGTCCACCGGTCGGCAAACTGCGAAGCCGCTGCCGCCTCAGCCGATCATGCGGAATCGACTTTCGGAGATGGGCGTTGACCTGATCGTGGATCGTGTCGAGGCGACGGCGAACCTCCAAGCCGAAGAGTTCCAGACTCTCGCGGACCTGGCCCGCAACGGCATGCCGATCCCGCCGCAGGCCATCATCATCGCGTCGTCACTACGGAATAAGCAGCAGATCCTCGATGCAATCGAGCAGCAAACGGCTGGTCCTGCGCCCGATCCGGCCGCTGTGGAATTGGCGCAGCGTCAGGCCATGGCAGAGGTCGCCAAAACCGAAGCGCAGGCCACGGAACACGCCGCAAAGGCACAGAAAACGCAGGTCGAGGCGCAACGGGCCATGATGTCGCCGGTCGTGGCGCCGATGCCAGGCCCGCTGCAATAGCCGCCTGAGACAATCCGAGATCGAACGAGCCCCGCCAAGTGCGGGGCTTTTTCGTGGGTGCCGCCGACCCTGACGGGCGCATTCCGAGTGCCGGTGCTCGCATCACCGGACCCGCCGCCGGGGAACGGGCGCTCCCGTGACGACGACGAGACAGGTCGACTCCAATGGACGACAACACTCCTGGTTTCTTGAACGACGAACTCCTGAATCAGCCCGACACGCCGGCAACGGCGGCCCCTCAGGGCGCACCGGTACCGGCATCGGAGCCGCCCCCGAACGCTGCGGCGCAAGCCCCAGCACAAGGGGAGGCAACACCCGCCGCCACCGCCACAGCTGTTCAGCCGATGACAGCCCCGGCAACTCCGGCATCGTCCGAGCCGCACCATGTGCCGCTCGTCGCGCTGCTGGACACGCGGGAAAAGCTCAAGGAGCTGCAAACTGAGCGGGATCAGCTCAGGTCGCAACTCGAAGAACTGCAACGGCAAAACCAGCCGCCGCAGAAACCGCAGCTTCCAGACCAGTTCACCGATCCCGAGGGATTCGCGCAGGCTGTCCTTGCTCAGGCCGAGCAGGCGGCACTCAGCCGGATCATCGGCAATAGCCTGGACGCTGCTGAGGAGCGCTACGGCGATACATTCAGGCAAGCTTTCGCCGCCGTCGAGAAGAACCCGGATGTCGTCCGGCAAGTATTGGCTTCGCGTGATCCCGGCGAAGCCATCGTGAAGTGGTATCAGCGCCAGCAGATCGTCACCGCCATTCCCGAGGACATCACTGACCTCGATGAATGGGTGAAGCAGCGCTACGCCGCAATGACCGCACAGGCCGCACAGCCGACGTCCGGTGTCCCCGGTGCCCAGGGTGCTGCCCCGGTCGCCCCTCACATCCAGCAACCCGCGGCTCCGGCCGCTCCTCCGCCGTCTCTCGCCAGCGCCCCAGGCTCAGCGAACGCATTTCAGGATCAAGTTCCTGACAGCGCATTTGCCTATGCCTTCGGTCGCTGACGGGCTCTGACGGCACGTCACGAAAGGAACAGCCATCATGGCTACGATTGAACTCGCTCCTGCATCCAGGAAGAAGGTTTGGACCGCGAAGCGCTACGACGAATATGTCCGCGCTTCCGGCTTCAAGCCTTTCATGGGCAAGGATGCCAACAAGATCATCCATGTGCGCTACGACCTGAAGAACGAGCGCGGCGACACCATCAACATCCCGCTCTTCGCCAAGCTGCAGGGCGAGCCCAAGCGCGGCGCACAGCCGATCGAGGGCAATGAGAAGGGAATGGCGAACTTCAACTTCCCGATCTCGATTGATTGGGTCGGTGACGGTGTCGCAGTCTCCAATTCCGAGCAGTTCCGCACCGAGATTGAATTGCTCGATGCCGGCAAGGCCGGGCTCGTCAGCTTCATGGGCGAGGTGACGCGCAACGACATCATCGATGCGCTGAACTCGAAGGGCGGTACCCGAGACGTCACCAACGTCGAGGGCTACAACCCGGCCTCAGCGGCTGTCCGCAACAACTGGGTCACCAAGAACAAGGATCGCGTGCTGTTCGGTGCCGATACGGCCAACTACAACGCGACCTTTGCCACGGCGCTCGGCAATGTGGACGCGGCGGACGACAAGCTGTCCAAGAAGGTTGTGCAGCTCGCTCGTTATGCGGCCCGGACCGCCAAGCGCATTGTCCGTCCTTCAATGGTGGAAGAGCGCAAGGGTATGTCCGGCGAGGGCGGCAACATCGTCGAATGCTACGTGATGTTCGTCGGCGGGCGGTCGTTCTACCACCTCAAGCAGGATGCGGAGCTGAAGGAAGATCTCCGCTACGCCATGGACCGCGGCGTGAACAATCCGCTGTTTCAGCCGGATGACCTGATGATCGATAACGTCATCATCCGCGAGATCCCGGAGATCACGGAACGGTGCTTGCTGGCTGGTGCTGGCAACGGCGGTGTGGACGTGGAGCCCTACTATCTCTGTGGTGCGCAGGCTGTCGGCTACGCCATCGGCCAGGACCCGAAGTTCACCACCGATGCGCGCGACTACGGGCACATCAACGGCGTCGCGGTGCGTGAGCTGCGCGGCATCGAGAAGACGGTCTTTGACGAGGTCGACCACGGCCTGGTGACCGGCTTCGTCGCAGCCCCGAACGCGTAAGCGCACATCCCGCTGACACACTGAACCCGAGGGCGCTCCGGCGCCCTTTTTCGTTCCTCGTTCAAAGGAAACATCCCATGTTCAATGCAAACCAGCCCGTCCGCACCACGGACGCGAGCGGCCACGGCGTTGGTAGCAGCGCCAAGGTGGCGAGCGGCGAATACTCGCTTTCCGCCGCGCTCACCCTCAACCAGGTTATCCCGATGGTCCCGGTGCCGACCGGAGCCCGCATCCTCGATACGATCCTCTCTACTGACGATCTCGATGGCGGCGCCGGTCTCACCCTCGATGTAGGCGACGGCGACGATCCCGACCGCTTCATTGCGGCTTCTGATGTCGGCCAGGGCGGCGGCATTGCCCGTCTTGGCACCCATATCGGGCACCTGCACCGGTACGCCGCTTCTGACACCGTGGACGTGACCGTGAAGGCGGCTCCGGCGGCGGGTGTTGCCTCAGGCAAGATCCGGCTGACGGTCCTCTACGTCATCGAAGGCTAACCGGCGGGCGGCTTCGGTCGCCTGCCCCTTTTCACTCACTCAGAGGCCGCCATGAAGAAATTCGTCACTTACCTACCGCCCGAGAACAGCCACGACTTTCCGCGGGTGACCTTCCAATTCGGGTACCGCTTTCCCGCAGGCGAGGCAGTCGAGGTTTCAGACCCAAAATCCCTTCGGAAGCTCGCCGGCAATAAGCTGTTTGTCGTGGCCGATGAGCCCGTTGGGAAGCGCCCGCCCAGCAGCGGCGATGCTGAGGCCTTGAGCGCTGCGAGAGCCGAAATCGATCACCTCAAGTCCGTGATCACGGATGGGCTGGCTGCCAATGAACGGCAGGCTGAGCAAATCAAGAGCCTCACCGAGCATCTGCAGGCCGCCAAAGCTGAAAACGAGAGACTGAAATCAGAACTCGATGCGGCAACAGCGCAGCTCGAGGAACTGACTAAGCAGCAGGCTGAGTCACAGCAGCCGAAGGCTGGCAGCAAGAAGTAATCCAGGCCCGCGGGGTCGCTCGCGGGCTTCTCGTTCAAGGCACGTCACATGGCCGTCACCAAGGCTCAACTATTCAAGCACGCGCTGCATGTGCTCGGGGTGCTCGCCAACGGGCAGAGCGTATCTGCTGAGGATGCCGATACCCTGGAGCCCATCATGGCGAGCGTCGTGGCTCTTCTCGCCACCAAGCGCGTGATCGCGCTGTCCTCAGAGCTGGCAGCCGATGCCTTCCCCGACGAGCTGTTGCTGCCGCTCGGCGTCATTCTGGCCCGGCACGCCGCTGCAACTTACGGCATTTCGGGAAACGACCTCGCGGTCATCAAAGTCATGTCCGACGACGCCGAGGACGACATCCGCGCCATGTTCCCGAGCGAGCGCGGTGCTCAGCCGACACCGGGGACCTATTTCTGATGGTCGCCATTCCGTTTCCGACCTCCTCGCGTCCCGGCGAGCGGCCGGCGCTCGGCCAAGGACGGCTCGTGAACGCCTTTGCCACCAAAGAGGGCAAGGCCATTCGCTGGAAGCGCGTCCCGGGGCTGAAAGTCTTTGCTGAGCCCTCGCAGGCGGTGGCTTCGGTATTCACGGGCCCGCGTGGGCTGTTCTGGAGCGGCAACGATCTCGTCGTTGCCGTCAAGGATCGCATCGCCCGGCTCAACTCGTCGGGCACGATCACGATGCTTAACGGCACCTTTGCCGGTGACACGCCGGTGACGATCGCGCGGAACAACAACGCGACGCCGGACATCGTTGCGGTTGCTTCGGCCAGTGTTGTCACCATCGGCGCATCGTCTATTTCGCCCTATGGCGACGGCGATGTCGGGGTGCCGAACTCGGTTTCGTCTCTCGACGGGTACCTGATCTTCACCTACGGCGACGGCACGATCCGCGCCACGGGCCTGAACACCATCAGCGTTGATGGGCTCTCTTCCACCAAGGCAGAGAGCAACCCGGACGGGCTTTTGCGTGGCCTCGTTTCGGCGCAGCTCTTCTATGCCATGGGGCAGGCCTCGATTGAGGTTTACCAGGATGTCGGAAAGTCGCCGTTCCCGCTCGAGCGGGTCGCCGTGATCCCGGTGGGGCTCATGGCGCCGTTCGCGGTCGCCGGAGGACAACAGGAAGGCTGGGACACGCAACCCATCTTCGTGGCCCGGGACGGCACTGTGCGCCGGCTGAGCGGCTATCAGGAAGAGATCGTTTCGACTCCGGACGTGGTTCGGGACATCCTTGCGGTGACCGAAAAGAGCACACTCGTAGCGAGCGTCTACGTCGTCGGTGAAACGGCGATCTGGTCGCTCTCGTCACCTTCCTGGACATGGGAGCTCAACGTTTCGACGGGTGAATGGCACCAGCGCCGCAGCTACGGGCTGAACCGCTGGCGTGCCGCCTTCTCGGCCAATGCCTTCGACAAGTGGATTGTCGGTGACACCCAAAGCGGGACGCTGTTCGAGGTTTCGGCGGCGGCTCAAATGGAAGGGGCGGACCCGCTCATTTTCGAGGTCGAGAGCGAGTCCGTGAAGAGCTTTCCGGCTCGCATCCAGTGCCGGCGTGCCGACTTCGATTTCGTGGTCGGCTACGGTGAAGAAGAAGGGCGCGACCCGATCGAGCTCAATCCGCAGGTTGAGATTTCATGGTCCGATGACGGCGGCGTGACCTGGGGCACGCCAGTACACCGGCCGCTCGGGCGCGAGGGCAGGTTCGGACAACTCGTTTCCGTCCTCAACACCGGTCAGGCAGGAGCGCAGGGCCGGAAGTGGCGGCTCCGGGTCTCCGATCCCGTCGATTGCACGCTGATGGGTGGCGACATGCAGGCCACGGCAAGGATCGTCTGATGCCGGTCACTGACAAGCCGCCACAGGTGCCACCGCCTGGCACCATTCTGATCGATGCCCAAGGACGCCTGACCAAGCAGGGCTATGACTTCCTGATCGCCCTGGTCCGCTACCTCGAAAAGCTTCGCGCCGCGATACCGTAGGGTCTGACATGAGCAATCCGTTTTCCGCCAAGAACGCCCGCAAAGCGGCCATCTGGACGGCCTCTTACCTCGACGGGAAACAGGGAGAAGCCTTTGGCCTCATGGACAAGGGCAAGCAGGCTGCTCAGGGCTACTTGGACCAGAGCAAGGCCGGGTACGGCACGGCCTACGATCAGGCTCGCACGCTGCTGACCAAGGGCTACGGCGACGCCAACACGGCCCTGACGAGCGCCAAGAGCCATTGGCAGCCTTACCAGGAGAGCGGCGTCAGGGCGAACGCGGCCTATGACGATGCTATGGGGCTCAACGGGGCGGAAGGTCGGGCCCGGGCCACGGACGCCTTTCGATCCAATCCCGGCTACGAGTGGATGCGCGATCAAGGCATGGACTCGATCATGCGGACCGCGGCTGCACGCGGCGGGCTCAGCTCCGGCAACACGTCGGTCGATCTTCTGAAATACACCACGGGCTTGGCCGACCAGACCTATGGGAACTACCTCGAACGCCTGCGCCCGATCATTCAAGGCGGCCAGACCGCCGCCGCCGGCATGTCTCAGGTCGACTCGCTCGTGGCGCAGCTCGCGCAACAGCGCGGGCGGGACCAAGCCAATCTCGAAACCGGACTCGCCGACAAAATCGCGGCGCTGAATACTGGCCATGCCGGTCTCGAAAGCGATCTCGCCAACAACAAGGCGAACGTGCTGCTCGACATCGCCGGCCAGACCGCCCAGGCCGGACAGAATGCCTTTGCGGCGGCCGACAAAGCGGCGGCGAACCGCTTCGGCGCCATCACAGGCGGCATCGAACTGGCAACCAAGCTGCTCAGCGCCGCCTTTGGTGGCCCGGCGGCCGCTGCCGGTGGGGCAGGCGGCGGGGCCGGAGGGGGCGGCGGGTTCATGCAAGGCATTCAGTCATTCCTCAAGGGCTTTGGGGGTTAGCCGATGGCGATTCCGGTCAATTTTCAGCGGTTCCAGTCGCAAAACGAGGGGCCGCCGGTCATCAACACCCACGCGATGCTCAGCAGCATCGGTGACCCGCTCCTGAAAGCCCAAGAGAATGCTCGCAAGCAGGCCAAGGAAAACGAGCAGCGCGCAGCGCTCAGCGAGGCCGCTCAGGAGCTCGAGAGCGGGACGTACGACCACAACAAGCTGGCAGCGAAGCTGCTGAAACTTGGGCAGGTCGATGCTGCGAGCGCGATCCTCAAGCGGGGCGAAGAAAAAGCGCTACGCCTGCAACAAGCGGCGGCCGGAGAAGAGTTCTCCAATGCCCTGAGTTCAATGTTTGGCGGGGGCGGCACATCGACCGCGCCTCAAACGCCTCGCGCGAACATCTCGGGCGCCGTGCATCATGCCGAGACCGAAGAGGATGTGCAGCGCCTGGAGCGCGCCACCGGCATGAACGTTGGCCCGGACCTGGATAAGATCGTCCGCACGGTCTACGGCGAAGCCGGGGGAGAGGGCGCGGTCGGGCAACAGGCCGTGGCCGGCGTGATCATGAACCGGGCCAAGCAGTCCGGCATGACGCCCACGGATGTCGTATTGGCGAAAAGCCAGTTTGAGCCCTGGTGGGATGCGGAAGCTCGGGCGCGCATGGAGCGCCTTGACCCGAACTCGCCCGAGTATCAGCGCATCAAGGCTGCTATCGAGCCGGTCATCACCGGGCAGGCCCCCGATCCAACCGGCGGCGCAGATCACTTCTACGCACCGGAAACGCAGGCTGCGCTGGGACGCAAAGCGCCGTCCTGGGATGATGGTACAGGCCGAGACATCGGCAATCACCGCTTCTTCAAGCGGGGCTACAACCCGAGCGGCCCCGTGCAGGTCGCGGACATCCCCGCTGCAGGTGCACAGCCAACCCAATTCCAGATCCCCGGCGCTCCGACCGCGCAGGCTCCGTCCGGGACAGCGACCGATGCAGCTGCGCTCGGACTGCCCCAACAGCTTTCACGGCGCATTCCCTTGCTGATGCGCGCCGCGTCGAACCCGAACCTGCCAGAAGGTCAGCGTCAGCTCGCGAATACCCTGCTCAAGGAAGCGCTCGACGAAAGCAGGCTGACCAACGATCAGAAGGAATATTTGATGGCCCGCACCCAGGGCTATCAAGGCACTCTCTTGGATTACCTACGCGATCTCAGGAAGGCCGGCGCGCAGAACATCAACGTCGGCGGCGGATCTGATAAGCAGATCTTCGACACGATGGAAAAAAGCGCCGAAGCGGCTCGCGCAGCTGCAACCGGCTTTCAGGCGATCCAACAGGCTCGCCAAGCAGTTGAAGCCGGCGGCATTTTCGGGGCTGGCGCTGATCAGCGGCTTGCCCTTCAGAAGCTCGGGGTATCTCTCGGGCTGGCGGACCCTGAAAGGATCGTCAACACAGAAACTTTCCGTGCGGCCATCGCTCCGCAGGTTGCCGCCATGCTCAAGGCGACGGTGGGGAATATCCAGGTCTCGAATGCTGACCGCGAGTTTGCCGAGAAGGCGGCGGGCGGGGCGATTACGCTTGATGAGAAATCCATCAAGCGGCTGCTCGATGTAATGGAGCGGGGCAACCGCGCTGTGCTCGAGCAGCATCAGAAGCGGCTTGAAGCCGTGTACCCGGACGGAGGTAATTTCGTCCGTGAACGGGCGCTGTTCGGTGTTCAGGCGCCGTCTGGAGCGCCGGTACGGGTCACGACACCTGACGAGGCCCGCCAGTTGCCCAAGGGCACGCGCATCATCCTGCCGGACGGCTCGGAGGGAGTTGTACCATGAGCGATCCCTGGGCAGAATTCCGGGTGAAGCCCTCCGCGCCAGCGGGAGGCGATCCCTGGGCGGAATTCCGCGTCAAACCGGTTGATCAAGCACCGCTCCCAGAGCAGGCGCCATCCCCGGCATCAGCGATGCCGAAGGTAGGCGAAACCTGGAAAGACCCCGAGACCGGAGAGACGAGACTGATCGTCGAACCGTCCATCAGCCGGAAACCCGGTGAATGGACGCTTGCCGATGTCGAAAGCCGCATGGCCACTCTCGCCAAGGGCAGCCCGCAATTGCCGGAGGTCGGCAACCTGGGACCAACAACGGTTGAGCCGTCCGACCCTGCTGCCTTGGCAGAGGCCGCCAGAAACGATGAGTTCACGCAGCGTGTGCTGGCGGAAAATCCCTCTCCTCTGACAATACAGGTCGTAGGCAGACAACGCGCGTCTGATCGATCGGCGTTAGAGACGGGAGCATGGGAGGCGGCGAATACATTTGCTGTCGGCCTGCCGCGCCTAGCCAAGGCAGCAATGAGTTCAACGCCGCTGGATGCAGAGCATGAAATCGAAAAGGCGGCTGATGCCGCTGCGCGCGTCGAGCATCCCAGGGCTGCTCAAGCGGGCCAAATGGTCGGGATTGCGGGGCAGGCGCTGGCGACGCCAGCCGCGGCTGTGGCGACGCCGCTGCGGGCTGCGGTAACGGGCGGGGCTCTGTCCGGCATTCAGACAGCGGCAGACACGCGAGGCGATATCGCGGAAACCGTGAAGAGCGCCGCAACCGGGGCGGCACTCGGAGCCGGGGCTGCCAAGATCGCCGGAGCCCCGCAGACGACATCGCGCCAGTTCATTGCGGAGAACGCGCCAACAGCTGAGGCATTGAAGCAATTTGCCCGCGAGAGCTACGAGGCGGCGCGGGCAAGCGGGGTCCGCTATGCGCCGGAAGCCATAGCCAACACCTTGAGAAACACTGCGCAAACGTTGTGGACGGAGGGGTTCAGGCCCATTAATCAGCCCAAGAGTTTTGCGCTCCTGAAGGAAATCTCGAAGCTCAAGGATGGCGGCGACGTTGCCGATCTCGAAAGCCTCCGCAAGGCTGCGCAGCGCATTGCTGCGGATCATACCGAGAGCGCGTCGGCCGGCATCATTCGGCGCGCGATCGATGACCTGATGGACAATACCACGCCGTCCGATGTCCTGGCCGGAGACCCACAGGCTGCGGCAGCCGCAATCAAGGATGCTCGTGGAAATTACGGCGCCGCGAAGCGCAGCGAAATGCTGTCCGAGGCAATGGAGAATGCGCGGCTCGATGCTCAAAAGACCGGTGGCAGTCTTGAAGGCACCCTTCGAAATCAGTTCCGGAGCCTTCTCAGAAACAAGGAGGCTATGCGTGGATTTTCCGATCAGGAAAAGGCCGCAATCAGGGCTGTCGTCCGTGGTGGACCGGTGCAAAACGTCGCTCGCATCCTCGGCAAGATGTCGCCTCAGAACCCCGTGGCGGCGTCGTTGCTAACAGCGCTCGGGTACAATGTTGTCGGTGCATCCATTGTGGCGCTCCCGGTCGCCGCCGCTGCCGCGAGGCGATACACGGAACGGACAGCAGAGCGGAAGGCGAGTTTTGCAGAAGCCCTAACTAGGGCGCGTGCACCGGCTTATTCTGCTCAAGTTGACGCTCTGCTCGCAAACGCTCAGCGGCAGCAACTCCCTCCGCAAGGGCTCGTTCTCGCGCAGCGTCTGATGGACCTAGCCACCCGGCAGCCCGAGCGAACAAGATAAGGCCGGCAGCGGCGAGGATCATCAGCAGACGTTGTAGTTTTTGATCGGACATCCGCCGCCTCTAACCGCCCCACGCGGCATGTAGAAGATGATAGGAGCGGGATGGGGACGCAAGGGCGTCAGTGCTTTGCACGTCTTGGATCGAGCAAAGCACAAATGATTGCAAGGGCGCTCGTCCAGAGCAAAGCCCCTGCCAGCACATCAGTGAAAGCGCCAAACTGATCAAGGAAGTCCATCGGCGGATACGGATTTAGGAAAATCCGCCGTTTATCGCGCAACCAGCGCGTGCACGCAAATGCTTAAGCTTAAGGCTCGCTTCGGCGGGCCTTTTTCATTGGAGAAGGTGAATGCCCGCCGTCCTCTGCCCTTTGTCCCTGCAAACCATTTTCGACAATGGCCGTCCGCTCGTGGGTGCCAAAGTGCTCGTCTACCAAGCCGGAACGACGACACCGAAAACGGTTTACGTCGATAGCAACCTCCAGGCCGCCCATCCTCGCCCGATCCTTACGAATGCGCAGGGCCGGATTCCGCCCATTTATGTCGGGCCGGGAAACTATCGCGTCCGTGTCCTGACACCTGGAGATGTGGCGATCGAAGACGTAGACGGCCTTATCGGGGCTGTCGAGAACGAGGAAGGCGGGGAGACCTACCCGCTCACCGATCCTAACGCGGTCTTGAAGACAGGTGACGTGATCTGGTCGTTTGGGACCGGAACGCGCGCTGGCTTCGCCCGGCTGAATGGTGGGACCATCGGTTCCGCTGCATCCGGTGCGACAGAGGTCGCCGTTGGCGTCGCATCGAATCAGACGCAGCCGCAGGGATCGGCTTACGCGCTCTTCGTGAAACTTTGGAGCGAAGCCCCGAGCCTGCCAGTGTACTCGGGCGGGGTCCAAGTGGCTCGCGGTGCTACGGCCAACTCCGATTGGGACCAGAACCGCCAGCTCGCGATGCCGGATGCTCGGGGGCGCGCGCTCTTTGGCCTCGACGACATGGGGCGCAGCCCGGCGAACGTGATCCAAATTGCGACCACGATCACGACCACAAATGGTTCCGCATCCGCCATCGTCTCTTCGGCGGCGGGGTTGGTCGTTGGAATGTCGGTGGCTGCAACCGGCATTCCGGCCGGCACCATAGTCAACGCAATCTCGGGAACGACGCTCACGCTCTCGGCTGCCGCGACCGCGACCGGTTCGGGTGTCGCTGCGCGGTTCTCACTCTTCCCGGATGCTCATCGGCTCGGTGCTGTGGCGGGACGGGCCGCCGAAACGCTGACCAATGCACAACTGCCGGACCATACGCACACCGCCACAACATCATCGGCAGGCGCTCACTCCCATAGTGGGAGTGGTTCGACCAACGTCGCTGGTGGGCACACGCATTCAGTCCAGGGGGCGGCGAATACCTCCCAATCCGGCACTGCCGGTGTGGCTATCGCGCAGGCGTCCACCCAAGGGACAAGCTACGCCGGCGACCATCAGCACTCGGTTTCAATCACAACCGACACGCAAGGCGCGCATACGCATACCGTAACCGTCAATAGCTTTGGCGGCGGTGGCCAAGCACACAACAACCTGCCGCCTGCCATGCTCGGCACCTGGTACATGAAGCTCTGAGGTTAAGCGATGCTGGCGCATGTACGCTTTCAGCCCATCACCAACCGCGAAACCTGGCTCGATCGCGTTGAGATCCGGGACGAGTCCGGAGCCGTGATCGACCTGTCGGATGCGGACGCTCGGCTCGAGGTTCGCGCGCAGCCAGATGGTGGAACGGCGCTGTCCGCGCGCTCCGGGGACGGCACGCTGAGCACGTCCGCGTCGGGGCTGATCGAGTGGCAGTTCTCCGAGACGAAAACCCGCAATCTTGCACCTGGGCTCTATAGCGTCGGGCTCGTTTACACGCTGAATGGGATCACGACGCAGGTGCTTGTGGGTGAAATCGAGATCGTTGACGGGGTGCTGTCATGACGGTGCAGGTCAGGCTTGTTCCGCGCTCGCATGTGCACGTCCGTCAGATGGGTGCCGGCCCGGCCGGGCAAGACGGCTGGACGCCCGTCTTTGCCTCGGCGGTCGACGGTGACCGGCGCGTACTACAGGTGATCGACTGGGTTGGGGGCGAGGGACAGAAACCCGTTGCCGGTCAGTACGTCGGCGCTACAGGGCTGGTTGAGGCGATTGGCTCTGCCGTCGATGTGCGAGGCCCAAAGGGCGCGGCCGGTTGGGCTCCGGTTTTCGCCGTCGCCAGCGATGGGCTCCGTCGCGTTCTGCAACTCGTGGATTGGGCCGGGGGCGAGGGCACTAAGCCCGCCATTTCAGGAGCGGACGGCGCCACGCTCTATCTCGGCACATCCGGGTTCGTCATCGACATCACGCAAGCGGTCGATATACGCGGGTCGCAAGGTATTCAGGGCGAAAAGGGCTGGGCCCCTGTCCTCTCTGTTCAGGCAGATGGGGAGCGGCGTGTACACCGCGTCGAAGACTGGGCCGGCGGGCAAGGGGGCAAGCCAGCTACGGGGCAATACATCGGAGCGTCCGGCCTTGTCGCGACAGCGGACGAAGCAGTCGACATCCGCGGCCAGACCGGCTCCCCGACGACAAACGACAGTATCACGAATGCCCACCTTGCCGATGTGCCGCAGCAGACGCTCAAGGGGCGCGTGAGTGCGGGGAATGGCGACCCGCAGGATCTAACGGCCGATCAGGTCCGATCCATGCTCGGAAACATGGCGCATGGCCAGTGTCGGTTTGAGTATGTCAGTGGCACGACCTGCCGTCTGCGAACGCATAACGGCAATAAGCTGATCATCAACGGTGCCCAGCGGGAAATCCCGAGCGCAGGCGTTGATTTGTCAAATACGGGACTAGCCGCGAGCACCGTGTACTACGTGTACGCATACTGGACCGGCACGGCTATTGCACTCGAAGCATCGATTACCGGGCACGTAACCGATCCCCCCACCGGGGTCGAAATCAAAGCAGGTGACGCCACGCGCACGTTGGTCGGCATGCTCCGGCCCAACACCGCAGGACTGTTCGCGAACACTCTAGCCTATCGCGCGGTGCGGTCCTGGTTCAACGAGCCGGGCATTGTCGGGCACCGAGCGGCATCGTCAGCTGGAAGCACATCCTCAACCACAAACGTCGAGGTGGCCAGTGACGTTCGCCTGGAATGCCTGCTGTGGCTTCAGGAGCAGATCACAATCACAGGAATGATCGGGGGGAGCACGGCAAGTGCCGCCGTAGCCTATGCCAACATTGGTTTGTCGGGCTTGGCCGCCGTAAGTGGTGCTTACTCGTATGCATCGACCGGGAATGGGGTGGTGAATCTTACGCCAATGGCGAGTTACGTCAGCACGTCAGAGGGTTTCTATGATTTCCGTCTTCTCATCCAGGTGAGCGCCTCGACCTTCTCGTTTGGCTATCGACAGCAGCAATACATCACCATGAGGAGCTGACCATGCTCGGACCGTCTTTTGCGGACGATTTGGCTGGTGCGGGCTTATCCGGACTGCCCATCGTATGGTTCGAGGACGGATCGATTACCGGCCGCGAGAACCTGACGCCAGAGCAGAACGCCGCTCTTGATGCAGTGATCGCCGCGCACGACCCAGCCCAAATGCCACGCCGAAAGGTCGCGAAGTCCGTCGTGCAACAGCGTCTGATTGACCGAGGGAAGATCGGCGCGGCTCTTCAAGGCTTGCAGGCGGATCCGGCGAAGTTCGCACGGTGGTTCGCCCCGGATCATCCAGAGGTTTACGCGGACGACCCGGAAGCCATCGCATTCGTCCAGGCGCTTGGCGAAGATCCGGGTGTGATCCTAGCCCCTTAGTTGTTCTCCCAACACAACATCCGCGCCGCCTCCGGGCGGCTTTTTTATTGGAGCTATTATGGCAGCCGAGAACTTCGAGCGTGCTCTTCAAGAGGTGTTTGGTCACGAGGGCGGGTACAGCGCTGATCTGCGTGACCCTGGCAACTGGACCGGCGGCAAGCGCGGGGTGGGGCAGCTCAAGGGCACCAAGTACGGCATCAGTGCCGCGGCGTTCCCGCACCTCGACATACGAAATTTGACCCTGAAGCAGGCCGGTCTGATCTACCGTGAGCGGTATTGGAAAGCCGTTGGGGGAGATGCCTTAGAGGGCGGCGTTGATTTGGCCGTGTTCGACGCCGCCGTGAACTCGGGCGTGTCGCGGGCGCGCAAGTGGTACGCCTCGGCACGGCTGCAATCCCCGACTGAGACGGTGAAGCGCTTCTGCGATGTGCGCCGGTCATTTCTCCGCGGCCTGTCCACGTTCAAGGTCTACGGCAAGGGCTGGCTTCGCCGTGTCGCGCGGATCGAGGCAACCGGTGTGCGCTGGGCGCTGGAATTTGCCGGACTGCCGTCGCGTGCCGTGAAAGCGCGCCTTGAGCTCCATGCAAAGGAGGCCGCAACGAACTCTGCGGCTGCTCGCAGCCAGGCCAAGGGTGCAGCCGCCGGGACTGTTGCGACCGATGCCGCCATCACGGCCACCGATACGGGTCTACACGGTTCGACGCTGGCCCTCGCCATCATCGCCATCCTGATCGTCGGCGGCCTCTGTGCCGCCGTCCTCATCCACCGTTCCCGCGCCAAGCGGGAGGCTGCCAAGGCCTACGCAGAACAGGCCGCAATCATCTGACACCTGAGCCCGTGGGGGACCATCATGAACACCTGGAAAGACGTTGCCGGCACGTTTGCGCAAGCCGGTCTCTCTGCCATCGGCACCGCCCTTGGCGGGCCGCTCGGTGGTGCTGTTGGCGGGCTGCTCGGACAAGCTGCTGCTGCTGCCCTTGGCGTGGAGCCGACACCAACCGCCGTGCAAGCGGCGATCGAGCGAGATCCGGAGGCGGCAGCATCGAAGCTCGCGCCGGTCGAAGGGGAGGCCTCCGCATATCTCGAGCAAGAGGCCAAGATGCTGGCTGAGGTGAACGCCACCTATCGCGAGGAGATGCGTGGCGATCGCGTGCAGCGCTGGTGGCGGCCGGTCAATGGCTATGCCCTGGCGCTTCTCGTCTTTGCCTATGGATCGGCAGTTGTGGCGGCAGCCTTCCGGGGCGTGTTTCTGCTCGATGCCGGGGCGCTCAACGTCATGGCGGCCCTGCTCAACGGTGTCGCGAATATGACCTTGCTGCTGACGCCGCTTGGAGCCGTGGCTGGCGTCGCGGCATGGTCGCGAGGGCGGGAGAAGATTGCCGCGCTGAGGACCGGCCAATGAGCCCCGAGACCAACGCCGCGCGCAAGCCTCGCTTCGACCCGACCGTCAATCTTGGCCACGTGATGACCTTCCTTGGCTTCATGCTGGCCGGGATCGGGGCTTACTACGGCGCCCGCATGGAGCTGAGCGCGATAGGGCTCCGGATCGGCGTCGTGGAACGTCAAATAGACAAGCTGGCGACTATCCTTGTCACCGATGCCCGCCAGGACGAGCGCATGAGCCAGATTGAGCGTCGGGTTGAACGGATCGAGCGTGAACAGTCCCGATGAGCGCCGGGACAAAAACGTCCCGGCATCCGTGTTTTCGCCGATCCCATCACACAAAGTTGTGGCTTATTAATCAAAAGGAGAATGTCGCAACGGCAGATGCGAAAAGGTGCCTCCACCTTTGCCGTATTCCTGTGCATTCTAGTCCTCGCTCATCAGCAGGTGAGCCGGGATTGACGGCCCGAACCAAGCGTACACGGCCCTCGGCCTATGGCCGGGCGGCCGCGGGAGATCCGCAAGGATCTGCCGGGGTGTACGCCTCTGGCCCGTCAAACCCGCGTGTCCGTCCGGCCACCCCAGCCGAGCAACGACACACGGGGAACCTTCAAGAATGTTGCATCTGCTAGATCGTGGCGAGCACTCCGTTTGCGAGAAGGAGGCCGCCGAACTGCTTGCGCGAATTGTCGATCGGATGAGCATTGATTGCGAAGAGCAGGGGCCGATCCTGATTACCGTCGAGGCCGATGACGATCTCGTTTCGGGATTGTGCCTGTGGGGAGCTTGCACAGAGGACCTGGAAGACGATGACCCGGTAGAGGATGACGGCCACAGCTAGCGCCGGATCCGAAGAATTCACCCGGCTCCGTTAGCCGGAACGAAATAGGAGGCGGGGTTCATAGGCTCCGTAGGTGGAGCGCGCCCTTCCACCTCGCTCGACTACGAGACCCTCGCGCTGCGGACTGCGCGAGGGTCTTTTTCATTGAGGGCTAGCCGTACTGCATCCCAATAAGTCGAGTCAGGCGCTCAAGCAGACGCTGCAGGAGTTCTATGTCACCGCTTCGACGGGCGGCCTCGCACCGCTTCTCAAGGTCGGCCATTTGCGTCTTGTACTGAGAGGGGGAAAGTCGTGTCATGTTTACCTCCATGTGCGCTCCGATGGCGCAAGCACAAAGAGTTGCATGCTTCAACTTCGCGCGCACCGCACAGGAATGCTCAGCACTGCGCGGCGGCCGGAGTAGAGCGCAGCGATTATCGCGAGCGCGAGTCGCTGTCCTGGCGGCGAGGGCTGGTTTTTATTTGTTCTTGGTTCGTTCCCGTGTTTATCCTCGCCCATGGCGAACATCCACCGACTCGATGATCTGCAATTCCAAGTGATCGAATGGGCCGACGATGGCTCCGGCATCATAGAGGTTCTGGCGGCCGCTTCGGTATTCTCCCTGGCCGAAGTCGCCTATGACAAGGCGCTGGAGGTCCGTCCGCGATCTTACATCACTCTGCAACAGGGGATTCGGGTGGTGCGGGAGAGGAAAGGGCAGGGGGGGCGGACTCCGAATAAGTCTATCGAACCTTCGCGTGATGGGCGTGCGTAAAGGCTTTCTACAACCTTCTCTAGATGTCGCATTCAGAACTTGCTATTTGCCTCCGGAGGGGTGACGGGACGATTCTGAATGAGCACGCGCTCTAAAGAAAAGATTGTCTTAGCTAGGGTCGAGCAACGCTACGCAACGGCGCGGACAGCAATCAGGGCCATCGGCGGCGTCGCTGCAGCATACGTCCTTAGCGACATTGTCGAGGCGATCGCCGGTCAAACGACGAACTTTCATTTTTCCGTCTTTGCGGATCTTAAGTTCGCTGCAAGTATCACTGTGGCAGGTTTGTCTGTAGTATGGGCGCTTAGAGAGCGATGGTTGCGCCACCGCAAGGTAGAGCAGTTGCAGGGGCGGATCCGGGAGCTTGAGATGCGCATTGATCCACATCGGTCCTCATCGGGCTTGACCCCAAAAGGTCAAACCAACCCACGGGACAAGAGGAAGTAACATGCCGATGGAAGCATTGCAGGGCCTTCTCGCAGTTGGATTTCTCCTCCTACTGCTCTATGGACCATGGCAATGGGTTTGCACCGATTGCGCTCGGCAGCTCGTTTTTGAGCGACGGGACGCAGTGTTTGATCTCGCGGCAGACGGTAAGCTCAGCTTTGAATCGTACGAGTATCGTACGATACGGCGTACTCTGGAGAGGAGCATCCGCTTCGCTCATGAACTAACGCTTCCTCGCTTCTTAACATTTACCTTAGCGCTATCTTCGGTGGAAGTGGAGAAGAAGAGCGAATTACGCCAAGCAATTGAAAGAATAGAGGACGAAGCCACGCGCAAATCCGTCGAGCAATTGGTCTTTGAGGCGCATAAGGCGCTAATTCTGATGATGCTGGCAAAGTCACCGCTCGCTATGGTGTTTGCGCCGGTGGTTGGGCTCGTGGTTCTGGGCGCCGTTATTTTGGAAATGGTCCCACGTAGCCTTGGCGACATTGCACGCAAGACTGGTGAGTTGCTCCAAGTCGAGGCCGAGCGTGCCCCATCGGCTGCCGCGGCTTAGCGGGGGCGTTGCTAGGGGGCTAGGCGATCCCTCTTGCGCAGATGGCTCTAGCGTGGCTGGTCGTACCAGTCACGCGTGAATTGTGGTGTGCCTGGCATAATATCTGCTGTACGGTCTTGTGTGCAGTGAGGACCGCGTAGAGATTACGCCAGCGGTTAGCATCAGGGCGTCTTCTTGCGGCTGCGGATTTCCTCGAGGTGCTGCAAATCCTGTCGAAGCCTCTCCGCCACCTGCGGCCCCCGAATGGCGATCACGCCACGATTGCCGGCTTCCTTATCGCCGTTGAAGAACACTTCCCGTTCCGATTTGGACATGGCGAGTACGGCTCTTAGCTCGCACTCATGACGCCATTCCTCGGACCAGGTGCTGACGGGTTCGCCGGTTAGTTCTGAGATCGCTGTGGTGTCGCGCATAGAGAGGCCGGTAGACCGATTCCGACCTCTGCTGCAAACGGCGATCGTCATTCCGACAAACCAAAATTCGCAAGCATTTTCAATAGCAGTACGAACCATGAACATGTCGGAATGGCGCTTGATATTGTTTGTGTCTCAAGCGCCTTCTAAGCAGTAGGTCGCAGGTTCGAGCCCTGCCGGGGTCGCCAACGAAATCGATGCTTTGGCTAAAATTCTGACTGACCGTCACTTACAATAACGGCCAGTCATGACCAGCAGCATCAAAAATTCGTCACGCTGGGCGGCTGCCCGTTTGTCAGGAAATCCGCCTCAAACCGCCCGTTCCGAGTGTCTGCGGCGCATTGGATTTTGACGGCGCCTTTGTAAGGGTTTCCGAAGCGGCAAGAGCCTGTGGCTTTTATCCCGCTCGCTTTCCCGTTGATGGCTGTGATCACCG